GGTACTGGTACCCCTACGCCTAACGGGGGGTACTGGTACCCCTACGCCTAACGGGGGGTACTGGTACCCCTACGCCTGAGCGCGCAGCCGGGTACTGGTCACGCGTTCATCAGCCCCACCGACTGCGTGTACACGCCGCCGGGGAGAAGAGTGTCGTAGTGCGTCTCAATCGCGCGCACGCGCTTGACGGTTGCGCTCCATCCGACGCCGGTCTCGGAGATCGCGATCGGATCCCACAGCTCCAGCCCGGCATTCGGCGCGGCCGCGATCTCGCCCGCGTCGGTGATCATCTGCGCTTTTCGCAGCGGAACCGCCGCCCGCGCGGCCGCATTTGCAACCGCGACCTGGCGGTCGCTGACCACAAGCGGGTAGTCGGCTATCCGCAACACGTCCGCCGCATCGATCGCTTCCCCGACGAGCGACGGAGCGGTGTCCGCGCCCGAAGCATTGCCGAATACCAGCACGTGGTTAAGTGGTTCGGGGAAAAGCGCCAGGCGCGCGGCGAGCACTTGGTGCGCCGACGGCCCGTAGCTGTACACCGGCAGGTCGGCCGCTTGCGGCGATTGCAGCACACCGCCGGACGGCGTGAAACTAAGCACCTCCGGCACCTGGTCGAGCAACTCGTGCAGCCCCTGTGCGCCTCCGGTCGACGAATGCAGCGAGAAGGCGGGGTTGGTATTGAGCAACGCCGATGGGTTTTGGGGCGCCGTAAAGTCGACGCCCGCGCGGGCGAGCACCCATTGAATAAAGTACTGCACCGTATTGGAGCTTGGCGCCCACGAATACAGCCGCCGCGGCTTCCAGGCCGCGAGCAGATGCCAGGCGTCGCCGGCAGCGATCTCGGCGTACCGCGCGCCCGCGTGCGACGAAAGCTGCATCGCCGAGATCCACAGCGGCGCAGCCGGACTGTACTCCGCGCCCGCGCTCGTCACATAGCCAAAATCGAGGTTGATGCGCTCGCCGATCGTGTTCGGGTCCTGCGCCATGGCAGTCAGCGCCCCGTCCGAGTTGTCGAGGAGGATGGTCCCGCGGCTGCCGCTCTCGCCGTCTGTGCGAACCGCACTGACGATACGGCCCGAGAGATCGCTGGTTTGCGGCGCATCCGCGTAGTACACAGCGGCGTTGTTGACGAAGAACAGCCGTCCTGTACTCGGGTCGAGCGCCGGTTTCAGCGGGCTGGCGCTGTCGACCGGCAGGGGCTGCGGGTCGCGGTAGAAGCCCTGCGTCACGTTAATCGCGCGGAACGTCGACTGCAGGTAATTGCGTTTCGTCGCCAGTCCGGCCAGCGGATTCTGGAAGTCCTCGAAGTAGGTGAACCGTATCGTGTCGAGCAGCACGGCGCCGGCGACGTTCAGCACGGTCCCCGACGACACGCCCGGCGTGTACGGCTTCACCAGCAGCGCGTCAACATGGGTGCTAAGCGTTCCGGCTGTTCGTTGGTCGCCGTCGCCAAACAGGAGGCCGCCGATCTGGCTGGATCCCGCGGTGAAGGCGGCGCTCACGAACATCACCAGGTCGCCCGGCTGGCTCGGCTTCGAATAATAGCTGGCGATGCCGGTTGGGTTGGTGAACGACTCTGCCGATTGCACGGCCGCCGAGTAGCTGTTCACCCCGGTTCTCACGACGACCGCGACCTTGGTGCTGGTCAGCGCGGCGATGAACAGCCGCCCGTCCGGCGCCAGGGCGCACGCGAGCTGCTGCACCGCCGCCGGCAGCGTGACTGTTTCGCTGACCGTAAAGCCGGCGCCCTGGTTGATGCGCACCCGCACCGTCATTTCCCCCGTCCCGTTCTGACCGCTCGTCACCACTGCCGTCGTGCTTCCGCTCTGGGACGCGGCGAGCAGGTTATCGGTGCAGACCCAAAGCACACTCGTATTTCCGGCCGCCGGGGGCGTGCCCGAGAACGGTGTGGACCTCACAGCGCCCTGCGCCACCGTGTAGACGGTCAGCAGCCCGTTGCCGCCGACCGGCGCCGTGGCCCCGGCACCGGCCACGCCGTACGCAACCGGACCATTGGGACTGTAGCGATCCTCGCCGGCCGACGTCCTTCGCCGCAGCAGTCGCACCGCCGGCACGAAGCTATTCGCCCGTTGAGCGGCCTGCAATGTGCTGGTCAACGATCTCATCCTGTTGCCGATCGACTCATCGGTTGTCCCGTGACCACGCCGCAGGCGCCCGCGCGCGCAACCTCCGCCTCGCCGAACGCCAGGGTGCAGTTCGGGAAGGTCCACCAGCTCCACATCACGGAGACGGCTCGGTCCGCCGCGAGCGCCGGGTGCGGCAGACCCAGTGCGTGACCGAGCTCGTGGGCGAGAGCCCCGGTTTGCGCCGCCCGGCTGCCAGAATTCGGGTCGAGCGGACTCTGGCCAAGCGCGAAAGCGTCCAGCGAACCGGATGACTGCACGATCAGCACCGGCAGGCTGGGCCTTTGTCCGGATACTTGTAATGAAGGGTCCCCCTGATTCCCGCCACGGGGCGGCGCGCTGGACGTGCCGATCACGTCACCCGGACATGTATACGGGTCCGATGACAGGCATGCATAGACGGCGTAGACAATGCCATCGTCGCGTTCGTCGGCCTGCCGGAGTTCCGGATAGTAGACGGCCAGCTCCGCGCGGATCCTCTCTTGGGTGTCCGGAGCGGCCGTGTAGTAGGCGCGGGTGTGCATGCCGCCGATGGCGATCGCCGGCACGGCGTCGAAGGGGCGAAGCCCGATCTGCTCCGCCCACCAGGCGAGCGCCGTATCCACCGCGGTGTCCAGCGCCGTCTGATAGTCCAGGTCCCAGCCGGCCCCGTCTGCCGGCACGAACACGATCGGAAACAGCCTGCGAACGTTAGTGGTGGTTGTCATCGGCCCTCACTCCTGTTCCCGCCTAACCCTCGTCTCCCTACCCATACGCCTAACGGGGGGTACTGGTTCCCTAACGCCGGGAAGGGACGATACTTGGGAGCAAGGTTCGGGCGGGGAACCTCACCCCGAGTGCCCTCACCCCCGGCCTCTTCCCTTACCCCTACGCCTAACGGGGGGTACTGAAACGAGGGAAGGGGAGCTTGTAGTCGGTTGTTGCTGGAGCTGTTGGTCCACGTGCGGGAGCGCACGGTCCGACGCTGCACCCCTGCCCGAACCCAGCAACCCTAGATCGCCCCTCTCCGTTTCGGAGAGGGGAAGGGGGTGAGGTCGCCGCCACGGCTGCCTGCGGCGCAGCCGCCTACCCCCGCCACGGCGCTTCCACCGTGTACTTCGATTGGCGGGGCTCCGCGGGCGCGTAGGCCCGCTGCGGCGTCACCTTCGCCCGTACTACTGCCAGGTAGCCGCGAAACTCGGCTGCCTTATCAAACGCCAGGTCGCGGTACCGCAGCCATGTGTCCGGCCCCGTGACATTGATCTGTCCCGCCGTTCGAAAGCTGTATTCCTGGGCCGCAAAGTGAACGGTGCCGGCGATTATCGCTTCGTCGTCGGCGGGATCGACCGTACATTGGCTGCCCGTCACGGTGTGCCGTTGTTGCGTATAGAGGTTGACGTTCAGGGGGCCGGCCGTACCGGGGGCACCATCCAGGAACAAGGTCAGCGTGTTACCGAACTGCTGGAACTGCACGTATGCCGGCGGCCACTGCCCCGTGGGGTATTCGACCGTTACCACCCGAACCAGGTTCACGATGCCGGTCACGTCGATCGTCCGCTGCCCTACGGCCAGCGAGAGCGACGTGACCAGCACTTCCAGCGGCTTCCACAGTTGGTACTCGGCGACGGCGTGCAGCACGTGGCGCTGCAGGTCGGCGTCGGACCAGATGGTGGCTCCGCCCGACGGGGGAGGGTTTGGGTCTTCCAGGTCCTGGCGGGCCTTGGTGACGTAGTCGGTGATTGAGGTTGCCATGGTGCCCTTCTCCTACCCCAACGCCTAATGGGGGGTACTGGTGCTAGTTCCAGTACCCGGCTGCGCGCTTGGGGCCGGTAGCGCGCAGCCGGGTACCCGCGCCGTCATGGGTGGACGTCAGAGACGAAGCGCGCGGCCGCGCCGCCGACGAGGGTGCCTGGTGTGCCGTTGGCGGAGGTGTCAGCGACCTGGGCGCCGCCGCCTTCGGCGAATAGCCATTCGGCCAGGGGGCCGGCCGGGGCCACGCCGCTCTGGTAGAGTGCCGTGATTTCTGCGGCCGAAAGCTGGCGGCCGTAGACGCGCGGCTCGCCGAGCTCGCCGTTGAGCCACCACGTTCCCCAACCGCTGTTGTAGTAGTTGCCGAGGGTGAAGTTCATCGTGCTAGCGGTCGGCGCCGCGAAGGGAGACGTGGCTTGCGCGTCGAGCGCGCCGTTCACGTAGAGCTTCACGCCGCCCACCCCGGCCGTGCCGTCCCACGTCGCCGCGAGGTGATACCAGCGGCCGGTGGTGAAAACCGTAGTGCTGTTAGCGGTGGCTCGGGTGCCGGCGTCGTTCGTGAGGTCGAAGTAGACGAGGTTGCCGGATGTCCCGAACAGCGTGAGGGTGAAGGGTGAGGGGCCGCCGAGGCCCTGTCCGCGTCCCATGATGTGCTGGTTCGTGCCGATGCCGAGGAATTTGACCCAACAGGCTAGTGAAAGGGAGCCGGCGGGCATGATGGCTGGTGCAGTGCCCATCTGTATGGCGCCGCTGGCTCCGTCGAAGAGGAGCGAAAACTGGCCGTCGTCGACGTCGCCGCCCAGGGGTACGACCAGGCGGCGTGCCGCGGGCGGTGCGGTGCGGACGGGGGTTTTGAGTTGGACGGACATTCTACCTCCAGCTCAGGTAGATGGAGACGGTCGGGGTCGTACCGCCGGTGAGCGTCTCGACCAGGCACAGGACGTCGTCACCGTCGGTGACCAGGTCGAAGCAGAGGTCGAAGTTTGGCGTTGGGGCCAGCGACTGAAGCGCGGCGGTGCCGGCGTGGCCTGTGCTGCCGCCTGAGCGCAGGTAAGGACGGATGGTGCAGCCGGTTGGGCTGCCGCTCGATTCGACGAAGACGCGGCAGCGGGTGCGGTTACCGGGGTTCGGCGCCCATTTACTGTCGTTGGCCGCGGGCTTGGTGGTGCCGTCTGCCGTGGCGATCGCTGAGCGGTGCAGCGCCGCCGCCAGCGGATCGGCGCGGGGGTCTTCCTGCGTAATGAAGTTGCCGGTGAGGGCGTCGAACTCTTGTGGCATGGATGTCGCTCCTTTCCGTCGCAGGACCTAACCCGGCTGCGCGCCCCCGCGTGCCCTCACCCCCGGCCCCTCTCCCAATACTGGGCGAGGGGAGCTTGAACACGAGGGTGGTCTGCAGCTACTGGTCCACGTGCGGGAGCACACGGCCCGACGCTGCACCCATGCTCGTACACGGCACCCCGGGATCGTCCCTTCCCGCAGCGGGAAGGGACAGGAGGGTTAGGCCCGGCTGCGCGCCGACGCTGCCCCCCAGCCCGCATCCTGCAACCCTGGATCGCCCCTCTCCATCGAAGTCGATGGAGAGGGGACGGGGGTGAGGTTCCCCGGACCACGACTGCCGGCTGCGCGCCCCACTGCCCGAGATTACGGCGTCACACCGATCAGCCGGCCAGCACAGAGGGTGCCGAACATTGCGAGGCTCGTGTACCACTTCACGCGCCAGCGGATCGCGTCTTTCGTCTCCAGTTCGCCGATACGGTCGACGGTCATGCCGCCTCCGCCCTGAAGGCCGCAGATGCGGCCTTCTCCGAACTGCAGCGCGTAGACCGTGGTCGCGACGTTGCTACTGCCCTGGGACTGGGACTCCGAGATGTAGTCCGACACGCCGACCGCCACGCCGTTATAGCGCTCCTGCCAAAGGCCGAAGGCGTTGACGTCGCCCTCGATGAAGGCTCCCGCCGCGCGTACGAGCTGGGTGAGTTGCCGGCGACTGCGACGCGACATGAGCAGCATGTCCGGCTTACCGGGACGAACGGTGTCAACCAGTTGGTCCATCAACGCCAGCGTTAGGGTGTTGCCGTTGGTGCCGGCGCTGATCGTCTGCGATCCAGGCGCCGCGGCGATGAGCGGGTCGAGTCCGGCGAACGTATTCGACGCGCCCGTGCCGGTGACGAACGTCGATTCCCAGGTCTGGCGAACCGCTTTGGCCTTCAGCTCCAGCACGACCGCCTCGATGTCCTGGACGTTGGAACGCGTCTGCCGAATGTAGTTGTCCACGTCGGCGTCTCCGCCCAGGATCGCGAGCGTCGCCTGCAGCTGGGTGAAGGTGGGCGTCGACTCTACCCAGGTGTCGCCCACCGCAAAAAATCCGGCCGTGGCGAGCGAGTTTTCCTGGTTATAGACGAGTGCGTTGCCGACGATATCGATGAATGGCAGAACCTGCAAAACGGGCGATTCCTTGACGATCGTCTCAACCACTCCCTGCAACACGATGTTGTTCGAGAGCTTTGCTGCTTCAGTCAACGTGAGTGCCATTTGCAATTCCCTTTCATCTGAAAGTCTCTCCCATAAACCTAACGGTGGGAGCCGGCCGACGGTCATCGGGGGCTCGCCCCCGTTCACGCCAGCAGAGCTGGTCTAATTCATGCCCCTGGAGCAAAGCTTCAGTGTTGCTATTCCTGCTCTTGCCTGGCTAACGCCACACCCCGCCCACTGCTTTCTTGTTTGCTAGCCAATTCGCGCTGGCCGGGGGGTTCTCCAACCAGTACAGCCCCGTCTTCAAGCTCCCCTTCCCTGGTTCCAGTACCCCCCGTTAGGCGTAGGGGTAAGGGAAGGAGCCGGGGGTTGGGTTCTCGACAGCCTCGGCCCTCAGGCCGATGCCCGGGCTGTCCCAAAAATCAACTTCTCCCGGGCGGTCATGGCCGAGGTGTCCGGCGGCGTGCGGCCGGGGGCGCCTCCGGACACGCGGGGAGGCGGCGCCGTGGTCGTGGCCCCGGGAACACCGGCTCCGCCGCTCGTCAGTACCTTGTCGCGGATGTAGTTCACGACGGCGCGGGCCCTGTCGATCGCCGCGTCTACTTGTTCGACGGTCTGGCCCTCTATCAGATCGGGCGGCAGCGTCGGATCGCCGTCCAGTCGCGATTGGCGGTACGCCGCGACCGCGAGTCCGTGTTGCGCCGTGGCCGCCTCCGCCGCCTTGCGGTGCTGCTGGGCGAGTTGCTGCGCCTCCTGCACCTGGCGGTTGGCGCCTTCCAGCGCCAGGCTCAGTTCGGCGTTTACACGCTCGAGGTCGCCCGCATCGGACTGGTGCGCGGCCACCGAATCGACGAACGCCTGGAACTGCTGCTTGAAGGCCAGCGGATCGGAGTCTATGAGCCCGTAATCGGGCGGGCTGAAACCGGAGATGTCCATAAGCGTTCTCCTTCGTTCATTTCAAGTCTGCCCCTACGCCTAACGGGGGGCACTGGTCCGACGGTTGTCCCTGTCCAGCTTGGCCAGCACGTTCCCTGCGTCGTAGCCAGGGTCCCCTTCCATCCCCGGCAGAGTCAAACATATGTTCTATTGTGTCAAACGGCGATGCGCGTCCCGAAACCAAATAACTAGACATAACCTTCGACCAGAGGCTATGAGTGCACTATCTATTATGTAGTAGTCGTCGTATCCTGCTGACGAGGAAATTACTTTCTATAGGTGGGAGCTATATGTTCAAGCTAGGTAGCCGGACCAGGCGGGCGGCATTCGTAGGAATCGCCGCATGTGCAGTGCTCCTTGCCGCCGCCCACTC